CGAGGGCTCGTTAACCTACCTTGCGGTAGGTCTCGAGCGGAAGCTCGGTACCTCCTGTGAGGTCTCTCCATAGCAAATAGCCTTAGGAGCTGTGAAATGGCCTTCCCGAAACCGCGAAAACCGGCTACCTACGCAAGTAGGGATGTTGGCATAACGATTCGGGAAGATATAATCAATCCATTCACAGGTGACCGCTCTTCTAACACCTATGACTTTTCCGTCAGAGATGGCGAAGGTTATCGGTCATATGGAAGTGGTCTCTCCTCTCCCTACCCCGGTTGGAAAGGGCCCAGTGGATATTCCATCTACGGGCTCTGGTACGATCGTCCCTCTGGCACTACTCAGTGGCGTTGGGACAACGGGGTTGTCAATCGGATCATTACTGGTCCGGCTGACTCTCAACCTCAGCCTCCGTACGAAAGTAAGTTCCTTGAGCCAGTCGGATACCCCAAAGGTATCTCGATTAACGACAGGAACCGTCTGAATACGGAGTTAATGCAAAAGGTTGGAGGGCGTAGCGCTGATTATGGCGCTGCGCTTGGGGAGTCGCGCGAAACTATTCACCATCTGGCAAAGACGGTGACGTCTCTCGCGAAAGCTGCCATCGCGGCCAAACATGGTCGCTGGGGGCAGGTGGCTAAAGCGCTCGGAGTTCCTAAGAAGCCGTCACAAGCTTCGAAGGCGCTCTCTGCGCGCTGGCTGGAATACCAATTCGGGTGGAAGCCGCTCATGAGCGACATTCACGACACCGTAGAGCTGTTTAAGAAAGGCCTTGATCGGCCCCAGCTCATGTCCTCCGTGCGAAATCTCCGTGACACAAATCACGTTGCTTACACATGGGGAACATTTGGTAGTTATTCACTCGATGAAGAACAAGGCCTTCGGGCCAAAGTCTATTATCGTGTGAATCCATCCCAGCTTTCTACTCTTCACCGTTTGGGTCTTATCAACCCTCTCAGTGTCGCGTGGGAATTAACGCCTTATTCGTTCGTTGTCGACTGGTTTCTACCGGTCGGGAACTTCTTAGAAGCGTTAACTGCTCGCTTTGGAGTAGAATTTATAGGCGGGTACTACGGCAATCGAGTTGTTTGTAAACAAACTCGACGTGAAGATCCTGACTGGGGTTACCGAAGTGAATGCATTGCAAACACTAGGCAAACCACGGCCAATCGCTTCGCCTATACAAGAGAGGTTATGACCGGATTTCCGGTTCCTGGCCTCTACTTTAAGGACCCGTTCTCTTCCACACATCTCCTCAACGCACTCGCGTTGGTGAGACAACTCGGGAAATAGTTCCCAAGCTCCGTGACTAATCTTGGTCACAAATCCTATGGAGGGGCATATGCCTCAACTCCAGAATCTGGTCCTCACGGATCGGAAGGCGACTCCCGTCGCCCACACCTTCACTCCGTCGAACATTGAGTCCGGCGTTGCTACGGTGATCGAGACCACAGGTGTTCCTGTTGGTAACGCGAAAGTGTCAATTTCACTGCGCCAGACCTCTGCCAATGGTGGCATTGGTCGTTATAAAGCGCTTTTGAAACTGGCAATTCCGGTGGTGGTCACTGAGACCATCAACGGGGTGTCCGTTCCGAAGGTTGCTCGCACGGCTTATGCCGATGTTGAGTTTACCTTCGATCAGACCTCTACTGAGGCTGAGCGGAACGATCTTGTCGGGATGCTCGCCGATGCCCTTGGCACCGGCAAGACGCTCGTCAATGACACCGTCGTGAAGCTGCAGGGCGTTTACTAAAACGCTCTAACGCGAAAGGCTTCTACCATGAAGCTCTCTTTAATCACGACAATAGCACTAGGTCTAATCATTGCCGGCTGCTCGCTTAGTCGCGGCAGCTGGGAGTGTGATGACTGGAAGTGCTCTTTCACAACCAACGGAGAAGTATCCCGTGCCCAAAAGGAAGAAAACCCGACCGATAACGGCGGACTACTCCCTCTCAAGGAGTCTGACTGACTCGTTTATCAGCTCTCTAACCTGCGTCCTTAAACAAGACGATAGTGTAGAGGCTGTATATCTGCTTGACACGTTTCTCACGAAATTTGTCGAGTTGGATGAACAAAGCGCGAAAGAAAGACGGTCTCGGGCCATTGAGAAATGGCTTAAAACCGAGTCAACTAACGAGCTCACCAACCGGCGTCTAAGGATCCATCAGGATTCCGAACACGTGATGGTGCTTCCTGGAGTCTCTTCACAGAGATTCTTTCGGAAGTTGCGGGAAGTCGTTGCCTCAATCGTACCCTGGACTCCCTCCCTCGACGTCGCCAATGGCGGCTTTTCGGGAGGTGCGTCGACAAGTACGAAGCGGGCGCAGGGTCATCCAGCCCTGAAGTTCCTTGACAAAGCAGACGTCACCAGACCGGCTTTACCTATCTTTATGGACATAGTCCGTGGGACAAGGTGGGCCGACCATTTGGGTCATTCGAGCGTGGAAGCTCGTCTGGTTAGTGGTAACGTGTTGTTTACAGTCCCTAAGAACGCAAACATAGATCGGGTTGCTTGTAAAGAACCCGATCTAAACATGTTCCTGCAGAAGGGTCTGGGTAACCAGATACGGCGATGCTTACGCAAAGCCGGAATTGATCTTAACGATCAAACCCGTAATCAGGATCTTGCTCGTCTAGGTGCGGTCACTGGGTCGTTAATGACTCTTGATCTATCCTCCGCGAGCGATTCGGTGACCGTGGAACTTGTCAAAGCGGCAATGCCGTCCGACTGGTTCTACTATCTTGACGCCTTCCGTAGTCCTTTAACGGACGTGGATGGTGTCAAGCATGTCAACGAAATGTTCAGCTCTATGGGCAACGGTTTTACTTTCGAGTTGGAGAGCTTGCTCTTCTTCTCGATTGCTAGGACCACTGCTTATTTTGCTGGTGTTCGAGGAACGATCTCCGTGTATGGCGATGATATCATCGCTCCTGCTGAGTTGGGTAATGACCTGATCTCAGCCCTTGCGTTCTGCGGATTTACGACGAACGAGGAGAAATCCTTTATCGACGGTCCCTTTCGGGAATCCTGCGGTGCGCATTGGCACGGTGACCGGAACGTTACGCCGTTTTACTTACGGCACCCGTTTCGGACAGTTAGTGACCTTATACTGACTCTCAACCAGCTCACAAGCTGGTCGAGTCGTACTCTTGGAGTCGTGGATCCTCGTTATGAGGCCATCATTCTCGAGTACGCACAGTATATTCCAGAAGCACTTTGGGGTGGCAGCGACTTGACGTCGCGTTCATCCTTGGTGACTGGTGACAGGCCCCGTTCGGAGCTTGTTCAGCAGACGAAGGTTATCCAGCATTCACATGCTGGTGGTCTTCTCTTCTGGATGCATCTCGCCCTTAATAGGGGCGGGATGGAGGATCCTATCGGATCGTCCGGTAGCGTTACCTTGCCTATGGCTCGGATACGCCGCCGGCGGATTGTAGACAAGCACGATGTGCCAGTCTTCCTGTCTAAACAACAGGTTGACTGACGTCATCGTCAGGGCCCGCGCAGCTATGCGCGTGCTCCCGGTCTAGCAAGCCGGTGGGTGGAGGGTTT